AACCTTTATTTTGAGTAGTTTGTACTGCTACCTGTCCTATAGTAGATTCTGTCTTTACACTAAACATTACGTTCTTTGAATCCTATACATATCATCTCTATAAGTATCTACAGTATTTTCTGCTTCTCCTAAATCTTTTAATCTAGCAAGTGCTTGTAAAAATCTTTCTTCATACTTTATCATTAAGTCAGGTTCACCTTTCATATAAAGATAACCCTCCATAAGCGAACCATACAGCAAAGCATTTTTTGCATTAGTAGATAGCCATGTGTCACCACTATCACCTCCAGCAGTAATTGATGCAGGTCTGTAAAAATAATGCAGTTCAACTGTATAACTACTATCAGGTGTTGGTCCAACTATAAAACTAGTATTATCAAATAAAGCATAGTGTTTAGGTGTTCCTGTAGTAGAGGCATTAGGATATGCCTCTCTTATAAAGTTTACATCTTTGTATAACAAAAAGTTTTGCGAACTTGAACTTGTAAAAGATAAACTATAGTTATCTAAGAAGTCTGTTGGAGTAGCTAAATAAGGATTGCCTGAAGTTAACGTGCCTTCTACATTTTTTCTAAATACAGGAAGATTAATATTTTTAAGTATACGTTCTTCTGCTTGTTCTATGATATTAGGCAAGTCAGAAACAAATGTAGTCTCTGTGTTTTGTAAATAATTTTGTATAAGACTTTTTAATTCTGAATATGTCATATCAACCTATGCTTATAGTTACTTTGCCTACTCCACCACGAATGACCATACCTGTGCTATTAACTGGGTTAAATCCAAAATAAGTAGTAGATTTTTCTTCACCACTATCTGTTCTAGGTTCAAACAAAGCTTGTGGGTCAGCCGTATTAAGTTTACCAACCTGTAGTTGTGGATGGTCAGGGTCTAAACAAGAATCACAAACTTTCAAACCATTTCTAGTTTGGTCTTCTATTTCGTACTTTAAGTCTTGTAACTTATATGTAAAACCACACCTGTCACAAATACCTAAAGCTTTTTTTGCTATTGCGTAAGCCATATCAATATACGCCTGCGTTAGGAACAAACTTTACAGATGCTCTTTCTCTATCAGCATCAGATACTTCATTCCACAATTCATCATAGCGAGCTTTAATCATAGGCACTCTTAACTGTGCCTCAGGTGATTTACAAGCAATATTAAAAGCTAAAGCATAAGTTAAACATGGTAAGTACCTAGCTGGCACGTCTGCATTATTAGATGCAGGTGCTCCTGTATCTTCTATTCTTTTTATGTAATCATAAACAAGCGTATAAGTTTGAGCATCATCAGGCGTTGACCATAAAACTATATTTATACCACCTGTACCTTTATCTGCAAAAAACTGTGTGGGTTTAGCTTTGTTTAATTTTTTTGCTTGATGATTATATTCAGTTCTTGAAATTCTAGTGAGTTGTTGGTCAAACTGTTTTGACGTATCACCTGAATCAGTTCTAATAAAAGCATCAACTATTTCTAAAGCTGCGGTATTAGCAGCGTATGTGCTTGTGCCCGCAGTTAAAGTTTGTGTGTCTTGGGTTATTGTCCAAAGGTTAAGACCTTTGTTTTGCCACTCTAAAAAGATTAAATCTAAAGCACGTCTAGCATTTCTATAATCGTAACCAGAACGCATAGTTAAACCACATAAGTCGTAAGCCTCTTCCATTATATCGGAGAGGTCTAAGTTAAATGCTGTAGTTCCACTTGTTGCCATCTATTTACCTTCCTTTCTTCTAATAGCTTCTTTACCTTTTTTAGCTATAGCAGCTTGTTCATTTTTACCAGCTACTTTAGCTCTTTGCTCTAATACTGTAAGTATTTGTATTTTTCGAGCAAAGGGTTTATTAATCTTTTTAACTTTAGCGACAGTTGCTCTCGCATCAGCAGGTGTAGCAAATTTAATTCCTACTGTATCTTTAGGGTTTTCATCTGTGTATAAACGTCTACCACTACCCTTAGGTTTTTTTCCCGTTCCTTTTTTTGGGTCTCTTTTTCTTTTCACTTTTACCAGCCTTTTGTAAAGCTATAGCTACAGCTTGTTTTTGAGGTCTGCCCTCATCTACAAGTTTAGATATATTATCACTTATAACTTTTCTTGACCTTCCTTTTTTTAGAGGCATGTTTCTTCTTGCTTGCTGGAGCTCTCTGAGTCATCACTCTAAAGTTTGCTCTTGTCATTACCATTTGACTCTATTCGCCCAATATGCTGCTGACATTTTACCTTTAGCTATATTCTTTCTGTGTCTAGCCTTAAAAGACTTACGTTTCATAGTTGTTTTTCTAGACTCACCTTTCTTAGGCTTACCTGCCGTTTTAGCACCTTGCTGTCCAAATCTTATAGTCTTAACCTTGTCGCCTTCTTTTGCGACAACTATATGAGACTTCTTAGGATGGTTAGGTGTTCTCTTAGGTTTGTTATAACCAGAAACTCCCGCCCTAGTAAGGCGGGAATCTTTCTTAGCTCTAGACATTTAAAAAATATTTACTGGTCTATGTTTTACCGCCACCAAACTTTTTATACATCATTTCCTGAAAGTTTTCTACTTTCATTCCGCCTTTCTTTTGCATAGAAAGTTTTTTGCCCATGCCTTTCTTTTGCATTTTGGTTTTCATGCCAGCACCTTTTTTCGTAACTTTTTTCTTGGTGTTTTTACCGCCACGCATCATTTTAGCTTTTTTTACTTTTGTTTTATCCATTCCTGCCATTTGTTTTTCCTCGATTTTACAAGACTCAAAAAGTCTTCATTAATATAATTCTGATAATATCCTTTGGCTTCAATACTATCAGATGCTTTAACTAAAACATCCAACCTTTGTATAAATATCTGATAATAGTCTTCATCAGATATAGGTTCAAAATGTTCTTGGTCTGCTGCATGAGGTATCTCTGTATCAGGGTGTGCACCCATAATCCAAAGATTTCTCGGTACTGCAAACTCATTAAGTAACATTATTCTTTCTTCTACTTCTTCTGCCGTTATGTCTTCGTAGTCTGTGCCACAATAAATAACAACATCATAAGTATCATCAAAGTTTTCAATGTAAGTAACTATGTCTTCCCAAAGACCACCCTTGCCCAAAACACATTTAACCTTTTGTTTATCCCATGAGTTTTTAGCAAAGGGACAAGCAGGTAAATCATTATGTTTTTTACAAGGAGCTTCTAATACTTCTTCACTCCACTTTCTAATCTCTTCAGCAAGTAAGAGTTCATCAAGCATTATTTTTTCTTTGTAGTCTTTTTCTTAGCTGTTTTCTTTTTAGCAGTTTTCTTTTTAGGTGCTTTTCCACCTACATAAGCTTCATTAACATCAGGTGTAGATGGGTCATCTGCCACAAAGTGACCATCCTCGTTTCTTGCTCTGACTCCATTTAGTTCGTCACACTTACGTTGTGCATCTTCTAAATCTGGGTCAGGACCAAAAACAGGTCTGTATATACCATCTTCACTTAGTTGTAGAACTTTATACTGTGCAGGAAACTGTCCTGTTTCAGAAACTACATAACTTTTAGTCTTTGCCATAATTACTCCTTAGTCAGAATAAACTTTAACCATTTCAAGAACTATAGAATAGGTGTCTCCTGAACTATGTCCTTTTGTAGTAAAAAGAATATCTCCTGTTTTACCTGAACCTGCGTTATTAGGAATGCCACCAAAATCAGCAAACTCCATGTGTCCATTACTACTTTCTGCTAATTCTGCAAGTAAGACATTACTTGAAGCATCAAAAAATAATTGCACAGACATACCTACGACAGCATGACTAATACGCATAACTCTAACTTCTGAACAGGCTACACCTGCTGCATTAGAAGCCAAAGCAGATACATCTACTTTGGCTACTGCGGATTCGCCAGTACCATCGCTGACATTGGTAAACTTCATAACACAATTTCTTTCACCATCAATGATGGTTTGTGAAGTTACTGCATCAGCCATAGTTTACTCCTTATGATTGGTCAGTAAATGCTGGAGCATCTGCACCTTCTTGGTTGCCCCAAATATACCAGTTGGTAGAGTCTTTAGCTAATATGTTTATATCAAATAAACCAAAGTCAGTTAAAGTAAGAATGGAGTTTGAATTACCATCAGCATAGACAGAAACATTATCTGCGTTAGAGTCTAGATGCACAATTCCACCTAAGTAGAAATTAGTATCTGAACCTGTATCAATAATAAGGTTTTCTGTTTCTTCTGCTGCACCACCATAAATTAGTTTGAAATAAACTCCTGCTGAAGGTGAAGGCAATGAAAGTGTGCAGTTTGCTGAAAGTGCTGGCACTACTGCCACCCTTCCACCATGAGTTGCTGCTGTTAAAGAAATAGCCGTTGTATCAGCTAAAGCTACAGGTGCAACTTGCATACCTGAACCATCTAAAGTAAAAGATGTTGATATAGCACCTGTGCTTGAATTTTTTGAAATAACTTTAAAGCCATTCTCAGACCTTACTGGTCCATTAAAGGTTGTGTTTGCCATAATTAAGTCTCCTTAAAAATCTATCGTCTTGGCTTGTCTGCTAGGTCAGTCGATAGAAAAAATTACCTAGATACGAAAAAAAGGGGAGCATAGCTCCCCCTTCTTATTTTAGCTTGAGCCTGGTGAACCGAAGATTCCAAGCGGGTCAGATACTCCAAAGGAATATCTTTCTCTAGCTTTGTATCTTACGTTTCCAGTATCGAAGTCTCCATCCATACTTGTAGTCATTGGACTTCTGACAAAGTGCTTCATTCCATCAGGAACATCTGTTGTTATGAAGTAGGCATTAGTATCAGTTAAATAATGATTAACTGCATAGCCTTCAGGTATAACACCATTGTTTCTGATAGCGTTGATGTCATTGTCAGCAGTACCAATTCTGTACTCGCTTTCTAATAGACGGGTTGCAACAAATTGCAAATCAGTTGGAACGATAAGCTTTCTAGCTCTAGCTGCAATTTTAAGACCTCTTTCATCAGTCCACTTGCTGATTTGAATGATATTGTCTTCTAATGAAGTTTCATTCAAGTCTGCACCTGTGACTGGTCTGTTAGAGTTCTTACCGCCAGATACTAGAGGGTGACCATCTCCACCTGTTACTCCATCACCACTTGCTGTAAATAGGTTAACCCCATCTCCAGATTGGAATGAATTTGTAAAGCCGTTATTCAACGGAGCAGCAGCTTTCACTTGTTTTGTGTAAGCCATTGCTCTCGCTAAAGCTTTAGTGTATCTGCCTGAAAGACTAACGTATAAATTATCTTCCATTGCTTCTTCTGTAACACTAAATCCTAAAGCGATTGTTTCGTGTGTATAACGAGCTACAAAAGACTCTTGTGCAGTATCAAAAGATATTGACGCACCTTCGTCTTTAACAGGAGCAGCAGCAAAACCCGACAACTTTAGTTCCTCTTCAAAACTTCTTTCAGAGTTTTCAGTTGTATATATTTGCTCGTGCTCGTTCTCGTAGTTATTGTACTCTTCTCCAAACAGGGCATTTAGACCTGGAAGAAGCTGCTTGAGCTCATTCGCTCTTGATATAGCTGCCATATTATTCTCCTTATCCTATGCCTGTGGTGTTAAGTAACTGATGTCCAACATTGAACATCACCAAAACGTCAGTAAAGCTGTCACCAATTTCACTATCTGGACCATCAACAAAGTCAATAATCTTTAAAGGTAGTGTGTTAGTAGTGGCTGCTGTACTTCCGTCAATAGCATTTCTGCTTGTACCGATAGCCGTGCTGCCTGCCGTTTGCACAACTGCAACATTCTTACCAAGGTCATCTTGGTTTAAGCTTTCATCCGACTGCATTTGCATTACTATAAATGGGTCAGATGCGACATAAGCAACGATATCATCTGCTGCTGTTGAAGCAGGGTAATATTGGTTTGGTGTGAATTGACCTGTTGAAGGGTCTGTGTAAGCACATCCTAAAAATACTCCAATGGGTGTACAAGCCGTAGTACCAGTATCTTTTTGAATAGTGGTATTAGGGTTATCGTCTGCCCACTTTACAAAATCGCCATAGAATATATCCGTTCCATAAGCGTTTTTAATTTTGTAGTGAGTAATTTTAGCGTTGTACGCACAAGACACTAACGAACTTACAGGTCTAGCACCGAAAGGTGTAGCTGATGAAGCCATTATTTTCTCCTTGTGTTAAAACAATTACATATCCAAGATTAAGAATCTCTTCCAAAGGTTGTCTTTGATTTTCTTTCAAAGACTTGTTTGGTCGCCATTCTAGAGTCTTGGTCTTTAAAATACACATTATCCACAGAGTCCATCTGAGTTTGAGCCATGCTTCTGAAATGTTCATCT